ATACTTAGCAATACCTATACCTACATCGATATGTATAAATGCCCCCATAATGTAATATCAGACATACAGGCATTATTAGGTGTATATTAGGACTATATCAGGGGCAACATATGGGTGTTTGTTGGGCGTACTTAGGCGGCATGTGTATTGCTAATAGGTGCCCGAGCGAGGCAAAAAAAAGGGGGAGGGCGAAATGCCCTCCCAAGTTGTGTCTCGTGTGCCGATTATGCGGCAGGTGGCGTTTCCGGCGCGACTTCCGCACCCGGCGCGGGTGCGGGTGCGACTTCCGGCGCGGGCGCGAGATTGAACGTGAGTGATACTCCAACCGCCGCTTCCGCCGCTTCCGCCGCCCGAGCCGCCGCCCGCGCAGACTTGATTGCCTCATGCGCGGCTTTGATCACCGGGTCCTTCAACGCGCCCTCGCGAGTTGCTTTGTCCTTCACGGCTTCCCGGATTTCGAGCACTTGGCCCTCGTCGGGGGTGTTGCCGTTGGCCGTGAGTGCGGCAATGATTGCATCCGCAACCAACGATGGACGCGGCCCCATTGACTCGCGAGCCTCCGTCCACTCGCCGCTGCTCAAAAGCTCGACCATTGTATCGAAACTTTCGAGCGCAACATCCGCGTCGCCCTTGGCGCCGGCATAGGCATTGCCAAACTTCTCCGAACGGCCAAACCACGCGAGGCGAGTTTCGATTGACTCCGGGAATTGTCCGAGCGCGATAGTCCGGGTCTCGCCATTGGCGAATCGGAATTCGAGCCCGACGGCATCATTGTGGGCGGAACGAGACTCGGTCCCATCCACGAGCATAAATACCTTTTTACACACAGCTGAACGCTTGGCTTCGTCTGCCATTGTAAGTTCTCCTATTCACGATGGCGCGGTTGCGCGATTGCAACCGAGGCTCGTTAACTAACGAGCATCCCCACAATGCCATATCCCCGCGCCGGTGTCAACAAAAAAACGACGAGTTGTACAAATAAATGAATGCAATCTTTCGTTTACTACGTGAGCTGCGCCAACTACGTATGCAAATTGCAATCATCCCAAGTCGCATGTATCCCCCGACTCCCCCACGACCCCCCGCCGCCGCCTGTATCTATTACAACTCGGAAAGTTTATCTAGTAAAAACAAACCCCCGGATTGCCCGAACACCACACACATCGACACACACACACTTACATATATACATATATATACATACAGTAAATAACACTGGTTGCCCGGATTTCCCGAAAATATAGTTGACAACTTAGCTCCCGTACATTACATTTATGGTACACACATACGAGTGCGAGTTTAAGTATGTCTGCAACTCAACTGAAGAAGGTGTCTTGGTGGCACCAAAGTATCGTCGATTGGGAACTCGCAAATCCCGATAAGACGATGAATGAGTGTGCAGCGTACTTTAAGGTGACTGCAAGTTACTTATCTATTGTGCGCAATAGCGATGCATTCATGTCATACGCTGCAATGCGTCGTGCCGACCACAACGATACGGTTAGTAAATCGATTGTTGAACGGACGGAAGAACTCGCCGGGACCGCCCTCGACGTACTCAACGAACGTATCGAAGCAGAGCGTGAGAACATTGGTCTTAATACTGTTGTGAGTGCTGCCGACCTCGCTCTTAAGTCACTTGGATTTGGCGCTCGTGGTGGTGTTCCCGCAGCTGCATCTACAGAGCGTGGCGACGTCAACGTATTCGTTAATGCGACGAAGGAGGAACTTGGTCGAGCTCGGGAACTTATGAATAGTGTTCCTCAAATGATTACAGTGAACGGAGAGGAAGATGAGGTGTCCGCCGCCTAGAAACTTTCGACCAGCGCGCGATGTTCAAACTGCCAAGCTTTCCCCGCGCCCACACTTTATAAAGCAATCGAGACCGCGGGGCCGCAAGGCTGAGGGACTGCGCTATGAACGAAAGGTTGGCATATATCTCGAAGAGCATTTCGAGGATCGCTATGTGCTCGGCCCTTGGTTCGAGTTTACAACGGCGTATAGCGGTAGTGTGTTCCTACACTGCCAGCCTGATTTTCTTGTTTTTGATATTCGCCGGGGCACTATTACTGTTGGTGAAGTTAAGCTTAAGCATACTTCTGATGCATGGTTTCAACTTCGTCAGTTATATGTGCCAGTTGTACGACACGTATTTGGTCCCACTTGGGACTATCGTGTGGTCGAAGTGGCGAAGATATTTGATCCGGATACGCTATTTCCTGAAGCGTACACACTTATTCGCGACATTAACGATGTTGAGCGCAGAGCAGACAACGTATTCTACGTTCATGTCTGGTGGGCGAAGGGTGTAAAACTTGAACGCCAGCGCAAAAAGAGGTCTCGGTAGTCAAGAGCTGCTCGCCATACCGCGTGCGGAATTACTGCAATTATGCGCTGTTGACGACGAACTCTTCAATCGAACATTTTTCCCTAAGACATTCAGGCAGCCATCGCCGCCGTTTCATCAAGAAATCTATTCGTTATTGAATGGGCAACATCGCCTTCTCAATATTCAAGTGTTTCGGGATGGTGCGAAAACCACCATTCTTCGTTCGTTTGCGGCAAAGCGTATTGCATATGGCCTTGCCCACACAATCCTCTATATTGGTAAATCTGAAGGGCACGCTATTCGAAGTGTTAAGTGGCTTCGTAATCAAGTCGAACATAATCGTGCCTATCGTGAAACTTTCCAACTGCGAAAAGGTAAAAAGTGGCAGGACATTGAAGCAGAAATTTGGCATGGAACTGATGAATATCCCATCTGGATCATGGCGATGGGTATCACTGGCTCAGTTCGTGGTATCAATCAAGACGATTTCCGCCCCGACTTAATCATTATCGACGATGTAATAGATGATGAGAATGCAAGTACAGCAGAACAACGCTTAAAGATCGAGAATTTGATCCTTGGTGCACTTAAGGAATCACTTGCTCCCGCATCCGAAGCTCCACATGCGAAGATTGTGATGCTTCAGACGCCGCTTAATAAAGAAGATGCAAGTTGCAAAGCGCTCGACGATGGTGAGTGGACTTCAGCTGTATTTGGTTGCTGGACAAAACGAACTGCAAACCTCCCCCTTAACAAGCAAGAGTCGTCGTGGGAAGTTCGATATCCGTCAGAAACACTTCGTGCACAGAAAGAGGCTGCGATTGCGAGGAATAAGTTATCTGTTTTCCTGCGTGAGAAAGAGTGTAGATTAACAAGTCCTGAAACTTCCGCATTCAACATTGATTGGTTACAGTATTACGAACTCGCTCCTGAGCATATGACGAAAGTTGTTGCTGTTGATCCTGTTCCACCTCCTACAGAGAAACAAATTGCGAAGGGTCTCCGTGGTAAGGACTACGAAGTATTCGCCGCTGTCGGAATGTATAAGGGAAATTTCTACCTCCTCGAATATGAAGCAAATCGTGGACATGAGCCTGATTGGTCAATTGCTACATTCTTTACTTTTGGAATTAAGTGGAGGCCTCGCACTTTTGTTGTTGAAACTACAGCATATCAAAAGACACTCGCTTGGATATTCAAGAAGGCGATGAAGGTTCGTCGTCAATACTACGTAATTAAGGAATTTGACGATAGGCGCAGTAAGTATGATCGCATCGTTGATGGTTTGTCTGGTCCTGCATTCAATCGAACTTTATTTGTAAGGCCTACTCAGTTTGATTTCATTGAGCAGTTTACAAATTATCCTGACGTCTCACATGATGATATAATTGAAGCTGTTTCTGTTGCAGTCAGTGAACTCGATATGACGTTGCGCGCACCTGACGATAATGACGATGCTTGGTCTAACATCGTTAAGGCCGAAGAGGATATTCCTGCACTCGTTATGATTAGTGGGGCGCCGTAATGCCATCACTTACACTTGACATTAGGCCGAAGAGTGAACTATCGAAGCGCATTCTTGCAGCTTGTCGGGATCGTGTTAACTTCTCGCGAGAGAAATATCGAGACAGGCATGATAAATGGCGGGCTGCGGAGAATGCAGCTCTTGCGTATATGCCAGAGAAGACAGTTGATGCTTCACGTCGACTGAAGCGAGAGCAAGAAGGTATCCCGCAATATACGACTATTACGTTGCCCTATACGTATGGTGTGCTTATGGCTTCCCATACGTATTGGACGACAGTGTTTATGTCTCGTGCTCCGATCCTACAATTCTCTGGGCGCCATGGTGAGGGTGAACAGCAAGTTCAAGCAGTTGATGCGGTAATTGATTATCAAGTTCAGGTAGGCGGGATGCTTGTGCCGCTCTATATTTGGTTGCTTGATCCAGGTAAGTATGGTGTTGGCGTTCTCGGTACGTACTGGGATGAGGAAGTCAATACGGTCGCCGAGATTGTTGAGGTTGACCAAAAGATTGCTGGAGTAATCCCAACTGGTAAGACGAAGAAGCAAAAAATTACGCGTAAGATACGTGGATATGAAGGAAATAAGTTGCACAATGTTCGCCCCTTTGATTGGTTTCCTGATCCTCGCGTACCGATGTATCGCTTCCAGGATGGAGAGTTCTGCGGTACCTATTTCGAACTTGGTTGGCACGATGTGTTGGCAAGAAGAGATGCCGGGTTCTATACAAATATCGATGAACTTGAGAAGCGTGGAGGACTTGGTGTAGGGGCTCGGGAGGAGAGTGGTTCCAATCTCGAAATGCCTTCAGAAGAAAATCCAATCTTCGAGATGTTTGGCAGTGAGAGGAAGGAGAAGAAAGGGAATCAAGTCACTAAAGGTTATGAGGTCCATTTCAAACTCATTCCTGCAACATGGGGTTTAGGTAAAGGAACATCTACAGAGAAGTGGGTGTTTACTGTTACACAAGATTTCGAACTTGTTCTCGGTGCACAGCCATCTGGTGCCTATCATAATGCGTTCCCCTTCCATCTACTTCAACTTGAGCCGGAAGGTTATGCACTGACGAGTCGAAGTCTTACTGATATTCTTGATCCAATACAGCGGACGCTCGATTGGTTAATTAACTCACATTTCTATAATGTGAGGAAGACACTTAATAATCAGTTTATTGTTGATCCTTCTCTTGTTGTTATGAAGGATATTCTTGATCCGATGGCTGGTGGTGCTATTCGACTTAAGCCAGAAGCTTATGGATCAGACATCAACTCGGTTATTAAGCAATTGCAGGTTTTTGATGTTACGCGTGGACACCTTGCTGATATGCAAGTCATTGATGGTTTTGGTCAAATGGCTTCAGGTGTTAATGAACAAATTATGGGTTTGCTCGCAAATCAAGGTGGGAGAAAGACTGCTCAAGAAGTACGAACTTCTGCAACATTCGGAGTGAGTAGGTTAAAGACTTCGAGTGAATTCATGAGTGCAATGGGTTGGTCTCCGCTTGGACGAATGCTGGTTCAGAATACGCAACAGTATATGGAGCAAGATCGGAAGTTTAGGCTTGTTGGCGATCTTGCTCAGGAAGCAGGTAGAAAATTTATCGATGTTGATCCTGAGGCTATTCAAGGTTTCTTTGATCTTGTTCCTGTTGATGGAACACTTCCTGTCGATCGTTTCGCTCAAGCAAATCTTTGGCGGGAACTATTTGCGCAGATGAGGAATTTCCCAGAAGTAACTCAGCAATACGATATGACCCGTATCTTTGCTTGGGTTGCTCAACTGGCTGGATTGAAAAACATTAATCAGTTTAAGATCAATGTTGTTCCTGATGAACAAGCGGCTCTTGAAGCGCAACGTGGTAA